CTAATGGCTCAAATTAAAATATATGAACCGCAAGAATATTTTAATACTTTAAAACAAGGAGACGCTGAAACAGGAGAGGGTTCTTTACCAGAAGCTCCTGCTAAAATAAGATTTCTAGTAGAAGGAGCACCTAATAGAGAATCTAAACTAGCAACGTTAAAAAAATTTTATACGGATGTCCAAGAAATTGATGATGGTAATTATATCTTAACAGATGCTAAAGGAAAAAAACATATTTTTGATGACAGGGAAAAAACTAATTTTGCAGATTTAATTGATGCATCTAAAGAAATAACGGAAGCATTAGCTTCTACTGCAGGAGCTATTGGTGGAAGTATGGTTGCACCAGGAGCTGGTACTATAGCAGGATCTGGAGCAGGTATGGCAGCAGGAGCAGAAATTTTTGAAAGAGTAGCTCAAATGTTTGGTACAGAAATTTTACGAACTCCAGAAGAGTATGCTAAACAAAGAGCAACAGATGTTGCTTTTGGTTCAGTGGGTCAAGCAGTGGCTCCTATGATATTTAAAACTCTCAAATACGGTATTACGGGTGGAAAAGATGCAATTGCAAAAGCAGGGCAAAGACTAGAAGCTTTTGTTAATGCAGGAGTAGAGCCTAGTTTAGGTCAAGTTACAACAAATAGAGGAATTCAAACCATTGAATTAGCTTTGGGAAATATACCAGGATCTTCTGGAAAAATTGCACAATTTGCCCAAAAGGCTCAAGATGATTTTGGAAAATCAGTAGTTAACTTATCAAAAAAAATATTAGCTGGCGAAGGTGCTACTTTAGATGATATAGCTAAACAAGCTATTCCAGATGAAACTATTGCTGGTCAAGTTATACAAAAAGGTATTTCTGATAAAGGTATGTTAAATGGAGTTAATTCCATGGATAGTTGGACAGGAAGATTTAAATCTGTAACAGGATTATTGTTTGGTAAAGTAGATGAGTACGTTCCTCCTAAATCTTTATTTAATATTTCTAATACACAGAACATGTTATTAGATTTAAACAAACCAATTGCAGGAGCTCCTACAGTAACTAAACTTTTAGAAAATCCATTTATAGCAGATGTATTTGAAGGAGTATTAAAAGACTCTTCTAAGTTAGCAACGAAAGATGGAGTAAACAGATTATCTTATGAAGCTTTAAAAACTATGAGAAGCAGAATTGGGGACAGATTATCGGACGCTACTCTAATAGGCAATACTGAAAGAGGACAGTTAAAACAACTATATGGAGCACTTACAAGAGATATTGAAGCAGGTGTTTTAAACACAGGTGGTCCTGCGGCTGTTAAAGCATTGCAAAGAGCAAACGCAACTTATGAAAAAGGATTACAAAAATTAGAAGATTTTTTACAACCTATATACAATAAAGCAGATCCAGATAATATTGTAAAAAGTTTAATGGGATCTTCAGCAGAAGGAGCTACAAGAATTGCTGCAGTTAAATCTTCGCTTACTGCTCCTCAATATAAAGTTTTATTATCTACTATACTAGATAAAATGGGAAGAATTTCTCCAGGTCAAGGATTGGCTGAGGGAGCAGAACAAACAGGTAGATTTTCAACTGAAGTATTTTTAACCAATTGGAACAAATTATCTCCTGCGGCTAAAAAAGTTTTATTTAACGGTAAAGGCTTTGGGCCTGGAATGATTAAAGACTTAGATGCTTTAACTAAAGTAAGTTCTATTATTAGAGAAAGCGGTAAAACATTTAAAAATCCATCAGGTACTGCGGATAGATTAGCCGGTGTTGGTTTAGTAATTGGAGGTGGTGCTGGAGTAGTTACTGGTAATCCGATGTTCTTAGCAGCATTGCCTGTAGTTATGGGTGCATCTAATTTAACAGCTAGATTAATGACGAATCCTAAATTTGTTAAATGGGCAGCTGAGGCTACCAAGATAGCGGGTAACAAAGGTTTCCAAGGAGTAGCAGAGCATTTAACTAAATTAGGGGTTATTGCAGCTAATTCCTCTCCAGAGGAAAGACAATATTTATATGAGTATTTAGACACAATAGCTAAATCTGGAAACGCTAATGCTGCGTTAGCCACAGAAGAAGATAAAATGTCTATTAGACCTACTAGAGGTGGAGGAGAACAAATCACTACAGAACAACAAATTAACGTACCTACTTTAGATAGATCTATTTTACCTGGTGCATCTACAGGAACTTCCATGGCACCTGCTACAATGCCCACGGCTCAGGGAGCTGGTGGAATAGCTTCTTTAGCTAATAACCCTCAAGCCTATCAAGCACTATTTCCTGGTGATACATTAGGTGCTGTACTTGCAGGTAGAAGATAATGGCTAGACGTAATCGTAATTCATCTACAGCACATCAAAGAATAGATGATCACGAAAAGCTTTGTCGAATCATGCAAAAACAAACTTGTCAAAAAATTGAAGAGTTACATCAACAAATAAACAGCATTAAAACAATATTAGTAGTATCTGCAGGATCTATAATTGGTGGTTTATTTACTATCGTTCTTATGCTACTACAGCAGTAGTGAAAATCATAAAAGAAAATAATTTATTTAAAATCGAAGACTTCTCTAAAGTACAGAAGTATCCATATAAACACTATAATCGTTTTGCAGACGAAAAAGGTAGAAAATATTTAGTGGAAGAAAAAAAGGTTCCTTCAGTAACTACTATTTTATCTGCTACTCAGTCTGATGAAAAAAGACAAGGGTTATTACGGTGGAGAAAAAAAGAAGGAGAAGCTCAAGCGCAAAAGATATTAAGTGAAGCTACTAAACGTGGTACGGAAATGCACTATGTATTAGAAAACTATTTAAATGGACAGATCTATTATAATGAATCTCCAGAGGGAGAGCGACCACGGATCATGGCTCATACCATATTAGAAAATTTAACAGATCTAACCGAGGTATGGGGTAATGAAGTAAGTTTGGCCTACGAGGATAAGTACGCTGGAACTACTGATTGTATAGCACTATACGGAGGGAAACCAACCATTGTAGACTTTAAACAATCTAATAAACCTAAAAAAGAAGAATGGGTTGAAGACTATAAATATCAATTAGGAGCGTATTATTTGGCTCATGTTAAGAACTATGGTCCTATCGAACAAGGTATTATATCCATATGTTGTAAAGATCTTACTTATCAAAGCTTCCTACTAAATGAAGATAAACTAAAAGAATATTCAGATAAATTCCTTCAAAGGGTAGAACAGTTTCAAAAACTGCAATAAACTTTGAAAATGACAAAAGGAATTTTCATAAACGAAGACGATCAAGATTGGGGTAGTTCTGGTATGAATAATATAGTCCAACCAAAAGAAGTGCTAGTTCATAAACATTTAATTGTTAGAGCAGAAGCAGTTAATCCTCCAATGGTAGAACAACACTTAAAAGATTGGTTATTTAATTTTATTGAAACTATTAATATGAAAGTATTAATGGGTCCTTATGTTATTTATCATGACGTGCCAGGTAATAGAGGTATTACAGGAGCAGCTATTATTGAAACCTCTCACATTGTTATGCATGTTTGGGATGAGCCATCGCCAGCGTTAATGCAATTTGATGTATACTCTTGCGGTGAATTTGATCCTGAAGTGATTTGTAAAAAAATTAAAAAAGATTTTGACATTGTAAAAATAGAATATAAATTCTTAGACAGGGATACAGAACTAAGAGATATATCTGGTGGAATGAGTGTAGAAAAAAATAGATTAAAAGATTTAATTATAAAAAATAATCAAGATAAAGAAAAAAAAGATAAAGAAAAACTTTTATTAAAGACAAGAAAAGAAGTAAATATTAATAAAGATGGATCTGGTTACACAATTAAAGAAGGTCCTAATAAAGGTAAAGTATTGGCTCATATTCAAACAATCCATAAAAATATAATTTAATGGATGAATTTATTATTATAGTGATGCTTTGTATCCTTAGTCCTTCAACAGGAAAAGAAGAATGTTATCCATTAGCAGAAAACCCTAAAGTTTTTTATAGAACAGAAAAAGAATGTAATTTAGAAGCTATTGAAAAAAGAAAAGAAGTAACAAGCGTAGCTTTATCTTATAGATATACAGTAACAGGTGTATATTCTCATTGTATCAAAGAAAAAAGAACTGATACTTGATATAACTTAATTTATTACTATATAATGCTCATGGTGCAGCAATGTGGCTGGCCATATTAACTTGCTTAACTATAACAAGGAGTAATATATGACAAGTTTTGATTTAATTAATTCCGTACACAAACAATTTTTTGATAAAGGATTAGACATCTTTGATGGTGTTTTTGATTCTTGGTCAAAAGTAACTGGGTTTCCATTTTGGAATGTTGTAAAATATTCTAAAGGTAAATACGGTTTAGAACTAGGATTAGCTGGTTTCAAGAAAGAAAATGTTCTTGTAGAAGTAAACGATGGCGTTTTAACTATTGAAGGTAAAGTAGATGATTCAGCTGTGGACTATGTTCAAAAAGGTTTGTCTACTAAATCTTTCTTTAAACAATTTTCATTACCTAATGAAGCAATTGTTGACGAAGCTAAGATGGAAGATGGAATGTTAAAAATACAATTTGGTATTAAAGAAGTAGAAAAGACTTCTAAAAAAGTTGATATCAAATAATGTTTCCTTACACAGAAGAGGAGCTTGAATTTATTAACAAATAAATTTCATACCTAGTCTTTTATTGTCATCCTTCTTAGGTTACCATTTCGTTCTAACCAATAGGAGGATGACATGCCAAAAAGAAAAGAAGAAACCTTGATGGATATACTAGATAGAATTGAAGACGATCTAGTAACTCTTAGAGACAAAGTTGAAGAAATGGAAGATCAGGAGGATTGCGATGACGATTCTTTTGATGACGAGGACGAAGAATAATTATAAGATAATAATGAAACTAACACATACACACCTAGCATATATTGGATTAGGGATCGTAGCAGCTATTTGGATTCTTAATTTAATTCAGTAAAGTTACTAGGGCAGTAGCTATAGTACTAAAAGCTACTGCCCTTTTCTATTTTGTTAACCACAACAAATAGAAGGAATAAAACCCAATTGTTTTACTCAAATAATAATATAATGATTTTTTTAATTAAGCCAAGTTTTAATTTCTTCACCCAATGTCTCTCCAGATATAGTAAGTTTTTTATTGAGAGCATCTACAATCTTTTCGTCTATTGTTTGTTTGGCTATTATATCAATATAAACAACATTCTTTTTTTGACCTATGCGGTGTGCTCTATCTTCCGATTGAAGCCTAACCTCTAGGTTGTAATTATTAGAAAAATAAATAACGTAACCAGCTGCGGTTAAAGTTAATCCATAACCTCCAACAGTTGGATTACCAATAAAGAAACGAACATTAGGATCTGTTTGAAAATCATGACAAATCTTTTTACGAGTATCTACAGAGGTTGCTCCATACATAGTAACACAACTACCTTTACCATATTTTTTAGATATCTCGTAAGCAATGTCTTCTATATTTTTAACATAGTTAGCCCAGATAATTGCTTTGCCATTAATTTCGTCTAGCACTGTCATTAGTTCTTCCATTTTAGGATTGTCCAATTCTTCTGTTTCTCCATTATCATTTTTAACAAAACCATTGGTGACTTGATGTAATCTTAATATTTCAGTTAGTTTATTCGTAAAAGAAACAGTGCTATCGTTTAGAACAGCAAACGCTTTTTGTTTTAGTTTCTCATACAATAATTCTTGTTTATTTTTTAAGGTAACATATCTTTGTTCGTATATTTTTTCCGGTATGTCTAAACAATCTTCTTTTTTAACTCTAGTAGAAAAAGTTTTAATTTTATATTCTAACTCATCTAAATTTTTATAAAATTTTGGGATCTGTACTTGTTGATTGGCTCCTGTATAAATAGTATGCATCTCTGCATATCTTGCTCTAAAAGCATAATACGAATCATAACCTAACAAACTAGTGTCTAAAAATTTACATTGTGCATATAAATCTAACGGTGATTTAGTAATCGGAGATCCTGTTAAGATCCTACGAACCACGGCCAACGGAGCAATCTTATGAATATGTTTAGTTCGTTTGGCTTTGGGGTTTTTAATTGTAGTAGCTTCATCAATAATGATAGCACTTTTTTTATTGTAATATAAAAAAGACAATGCGTTCTCAAATCCATTTTTGTTAGATAGAGCTTCTACGTTCATTAATAAGATAGAAAAAGTATCTGTTAGTTTAGATTTAATAATATTTATTTTTTTGGTTTTAGTTAAATTCCAAACTTGTATATATCTATGTATATCATCTGATAGATGAGTATTAATTTCTTTTTCCCACATGGCATAAACAGATTTCGGTGCGATGATTAAAGCTGATTCGATTTTATTTTCTTGGTACAACATACCAAGATTATCTATAGTTGTTTTAGTTTTACCTGTACCCATGTCCATGAAAAAAGCCCAATTGACTTTATCTTTACAATCATTAATAGCTTGTAATTGATGTTCGTAAGGCTTTGTTTTGAATTTATAATCCATATAAAATCATATATAATTTATTGTTGACTTCGTAAAGGAAATAATTATACGTATCGATTATGGATTTCGAAAATATAAAAATAAGTGTAGATGACAAAGCTGTACATGGCATCTCCGCTAAGTGTAATGAATTAACTGATCTACTAAGAGAAGTAGAGAGTAAAGAAAACGAATTGCTTATATTGCAAAAAAAAGCAAAAGATCTTCAAGAGCGGGTCATTCCCGACTTGATGCACCAGGCAGGTGTTGATTCGATCGATCTAATAGATGGTTCAAGGGTTGAGGTCAAACCTGCCTACTACGCTAAAATACCTACCGAAAGAGAACAAGAAGCTTTCGATTGGCTAAGACAAAAAGGCAAGGATAGTTTAATTAAGAATACGGTTACTGCGTCCTTTGATAAAGGACAAGATAATTTAGTATCTCAATTAATCCAAGTCTGTGAAGAAAATGGTTTCAATTATAATAAGAAACAAAAAATTGAACCCATGACTTTAAAAGGATTTGTCAGAGAACAGATTGAAGATGGGAAAGAAATTCCGATGGATCTGTTTGGGGTATATATAGCAAATAAAACTAAAATAACTAAAAAATAAGGAGTAACAATGAGTAACGAACAAGTAAAAAACGAAGTAGCAAAGAAAGCAAAGTCAGAAGTTGCAGTATTGGATATTGAATCTTTTGGCGATCAAGGTTTTGAAAATCTTACATCAAAAGATTTAGCATTACCTTTTTTAAAAATACTAGGACAATTATCTCCACAAGTAACGCAAGGAGATTCTAAATTCATTCCTGATGCTAGACCTGGTATGATTTTTAATACAGTGACTAATCAATTATATGATGGTCAAAAAGGAATTAATGTGGTTCCTTGTTTTTATAAACTTCAATACATTGAGTGGCAAGATAGAAAAGAAGGAACAGGTTCACCTGCTAATATTTATGAATCTGATTCTGACATCTTATCTAAAACTACTAGAGATGATTTCAATAAAGACCGTTTAGAAAATGGAAACTATGTTGAAGAAACTGCATCTCACTATGTGTTGATATTAGATAAAGACATGCCAACAGAGACAGCATTAATTACTATGAAATCCACTCAAAGGAAAAAATCTAAAAAGTGGAATTCAATGATGCAGTCTATTAAAGAAAAGAAAAAAGATGGAAGTGGTTTTTACAAACCTGCTATGTTCACACAAGTATACAATCTTAAAACAGTTCTTGAAAAAAACTCTTTAGGATCTTGGTACGGTTGGGACATTGAGCATGTAAGTAAAGTTCCTAATAATTCTGTCCTTCAAGCAGCTCATGATTTTTATAAGTCATGTTCTGGCGGTGAAGTTAAAGTAAAATACGATAATGAGGAAACAGCAGAAAAAGCTCCTTTCTAATGCAACCACAGATAACTTCCTTGGAACAGTTTCAAAAGCTGTTCCAAGGGTCTGATACTTATTATGGTGAATCGAAACCTAAAGGAACTAAAAGACCTGATGGTAAAGACGAATATAAGTCTTGGATCAATCAAAACCCTATTCAAGATTCTGATTGGTCTGACCATGTTAATGGCTCTAGGCATGTCGGTGTCGTTCCTATTCGTGATGATTCTACATGCTCATGGGGTGTCATAGACGTTGATAGATATAATTTAGACCACATCACTCTTATTAAAATAATAAGGGAAAGAAAATATCCTTTAGTTCCTTATAGATCTAAATCTAACGGACTACATTTAATTTTACATGTAGATGGAACAGTCCCTGCAAAATTAATGAGAGAAAAATTAATTGAAATTGCAAGTGACTTAGGAGTTAAAGACGAAACAACTGATATATTCCCTGCACAAGATTATGTGGATCTTACTCCACAAGATTGGAATGAAAAGAAAAAAGGAAACTTTGTAAATTTACCTTATCAAAAAGCAGCAAGGACTACTAGAATGGCTTTGTATGATAATGGAATGGGAGTACCTTTTATTGATTTATATAACTACGTTCAAAAATTTATAGTTAAACCAGAAGATTTACATAAAATAAATACAGAGACAACTGAGGATCCAAAGCTAAAAGATTATCCTCCTTGCGTTCAAGGTTTTATTAAAAACAAAGTTAAAGAAGGACATGGAAGAAATGATGCTATGTTTAACTGTGCTGTTCTATGTAAAAAAATAAATCCAGATGAACATGAATGGCCAGAACTATTTAGAGAAATAAATAAAATTGTAGGAGAACCACCTTTATCAGGTAAAGAATTAAATACATTAATCAATCAACATAAAAAAAATGAATATGGTTTTAGATGTGGAACCTCTATTGCTAAAGCACATTGTGATCAAAGAAAATGCTTAACTAAAAAATATGGAATTAATAGAAATGAAAGTATGCCAGAAGTGGGTAAGTTAATTAAATACAATGTATACCCAGAACCCTATTGGGTGTTACCTGTGAATGGAGTTAATATTAAATTAGATAATAAAGAATTATATTCACAAAGATTATTTGCTGAAAAGTTACAAACTGCGGATATTGTATGGAGAACATTAAAAGCATCTAAACAATCCCCTGACCCATGGTCTGATTTTAAAGACGAGTTAATTAAAAATAAAATTGATATGGAGGGTTACGATGCATTAGCTGATAAGGATGATTTCTATAATTCTAAAATGGTTCAATTTTTTGAAGACAGTGAACTACATGAATCTTTTGATCAAATTGATAATGGTTACTTATGGTTGGATAATCAAGATGTTACAAAAGCAACGGAGCTTCGTTTTAAAATACAAACGTTTCAAAAGTTTATGAAGAAAATGGGAAGTAATTGGGGATATAAAGAATGTACTAATTTTTTACAGTCTGGAGGTGCCACACCTAGCAAGAAACATGATAATATACAGACAAGACATTGGAGAAGTCCTATGCCAAAGATTCAGCAGTATAAGAATAAAGAGGTGAGACATGAAAAGAAATCAGCTCCATGGCAAGACAATTAAAATATTCGGTCCTCCAGGTACAGGTAAAACGTATCAATTATTAAGAAGGATAAAATATTATCTAAGACATGGTGTGCAAACAAATGAAATTGCTTATTTTAGTTTTACTAATAAAGCAGTAAACGAAACTATCGATCGTTTAAAAACTATTAACTCTGATTATACAGAGGATACGTTTCCTTATTTTTCTACTATTCATAGTTTTGCTAGAAAACAATTTTCCGACATACCGGTACTAGATCCAAATGAAGACATGATTCAATTCCATACCGATTACGGAACCGTAAAAATAAATGTACAAAAAGGTTTTGAGGAACAATGTGTTTTTAACAATTGGTCTTTAAAAATTTATGACAAAGCACGGAACACGAAACAGGATCCAATTGCATTATATAAACAACAGGATAGGAAAGAAGTAAGATTACCTCAATTTATATCTATCATAACAGCATATGAGTTATTTAAATCCTATGAAAGTGCTCCAGGTGTGCGAACTCAAGATCGATTAGATTTTACAGACATGATCTCTAAATTTATTGAAGAAGGCATTCCTCCTAAATTAAAAGTATTAATGATAGATGAAGCTCAAGATCTTACTCCATTACAATGGGATTTAGTTTTAAAATTAGCAGAGCATTCCGAGATTATCTATTTAGCGGGAGATGATGATCAAGCTATTTACGAATGGAATGGAGCAGATGCAGATTTTTTCATATCTTTTCCTGGTAAGAAAAAAATACTAAAACAATCTAGAAGAATACCAGGAAGAATTCATTATTTTTCTAAGTTATTAATGCTACCCGCTGAGGGATATAGAGAAAAGAAAGAGTTTAATCCTAAAGATATTGAGGGGTTTATAAACACTTATGCGGACATAAAAAGGGTCAAATTTAATCGAAATGAGACTTGGATGATACTTTGTAGGATAAATACCGTAAAGGAAGAAATACAGCAGGATTTGTACGATATGGGGCTATATTATCAAGATGTTCAGGGTAGAAAGTCTTTTAAAATTGAGCATTATCAAGCAATTCAATCATGGAGCCATTTGATGAATGGTGGTTCTATTACAAGAGAAGAGGCCTGTATTATGTATACTTTTATTCAAAACATAGATTATGGATATAGAAGTGCAGATAGTCAAAAATGGTCTTTTGCACATCCTAACGAAGTATTTGATTATGATGAGTTACAAATTAGAGCGGGACTTAGAGAGGAAAAAGGACATTGGATAGATGCATTAAAGATAAGATTCAAAAGTAAAGAAAAAGAATATTTACAAAGACTCATAAATAGTTATGGTGATCTAAATAACAAATCAAATATTATCGTGGATACAATACATGCAGTCAAAGGAGGAGAGGCAGACAATGTAGTTTTAATGGCTAAAGCTAATTGGCCATCTCACTACGAGAGAAAAAATCTACAAGAAAAAGTAAAAGAGTTAAGGGTGTGGTATACAGGTGTTACTCGTACAAAAAATCACCTTCATTTAATTAATACAGATCATAAATATCATTTTCCATTAGGAAAATTATTTAATACATACAAGGCGAACTATGACAAGCAAAGACGACTTTCTTAAAATATTCCCAGATGACAATCAAATTGGAGGATCTCATTACAAAGAATTTACGATCCAACCTTGGACGTTTATTAGAAAAAATAAATTGTCTTACTTTCAAGGGAATGTAATTAAATATGTATGCCGTTACGAAAATAAAAACGGTATAGAAGATTTAGAAAAAATAAAACATTATTGCGATTTAGAAATCAAATCCTTGAAAGAAGAAAAACAATGAAACGATATTGGCATCCTATAAAACAAGTTACAGAATTTATTGAATCTATAGCACAAGGAAAAGTTTTAGAGTTAGGACCAGGTTCTATACCTTTTAATAAAGCAACACATTTTTGTGGTCATAGTGAAGAAGAGAAATCTCGTTTCCAAAATTATTCGTTGTGTGATTTTTCATCTCAAGTTTTTCCATACGAAAATAAAGAATTTGATTTTGTTTATGCAAGACATGTTATTGAAGATTTAAATAATCCTGTTCATTTTTTACAAGAATGTAAACGTATAGCAAAAGCTGGATATTTTGAAACACCATCCCCTTACGTTGAAATTCAAAAATATATTGAACATGATGGGGCTATACATAAAGGATACCATCATCATTTTAGTTATGTTTGGACAAAAAATAATACGATTAATATTTTACATAAATATCCAATTACAGAACATATGGATATTAAAGTAAAGACAGAACTGTTAGATGACCCTTTTAATTGGAACAATTATTTTTTGTGGGAAAATGATTTTGATATTCAGCATTGGCGACATGAAAGAAATTTTAATACTATTGAAGATTATCCAAATTTAATTTGCCAAGCTATTGATGAAGGGATAAAACATGGCAATCAATTTAAAACAAAAATTTTAAAGCATGCAAAAACCAATAGAGGTTAATACTAATTTATACAGACGATTAAAAGAAAACGGTATACGATTTAATAATATTATTGATGTAGGTTGTTACAAAGGATCTTGGACAAGTAAGCTTAAATTAAGTTATCCTGATGCAAATTATTATTTAATAGACCCTAATGATAAATATAAAGAAAAATTAGAAATACTAGGAACTTTTTACCAAGAGGTAGTCGGTCAGCAAAAAGAGGAAAGAGAGTTTAACTTTAGTGAAAACGAATTAGAAGAAACAGGTAATTCTTTATATGATGAAAATTCTAATATTGAATTTAATAAAAAAACAATCATGGTAAAACCCTTAAAAGACATCGTGCCTGATCAAACTTATGATTTAATCAAAATGGATGTGCAAGGAGCAGAACTAGAAATTATAGAAGGTTCTTTAGAATTGTTTCAAAAAACTAAATTCGTTCAATTAGAATGTCCTGTCCATCATAACAATAAAGGTGCTCCTGAGTTTGAACATTATATTAACTATATGGCTAATTCTAATTTTAAAGTATTTGACATTGATACAATATTCTTTAATAACAAATTAATGGTTTTAGATTTTCTTTTTGTAAATACATTATTGCCAAAAGCATCTTCCTTAGAAAGCCAGACTTTAATTTATAATAAACTATGACACATCAACTTAATTTTGTTTTTCAAGAATCGGATTGGGTATGTCCGTCTGAATACCCAGACTTATCTCATGCAGATGCAATTGCAATTGACTTAGAAACTAAAGATCCAAATTTAAAAACATTAGGTCCAGGATGGCCACGATTTGATGGAGCGATCGTAGGGTTTGCCGTAGCTACAGCAGGTCAACAATATTATTTTCCTATTCAACATGATGCAGGAGGTAATATGGATTTGGCTATTACCACAGCTTACATGCAAGATTTATTAAAATTACCTTGTCCTAAAATATTTCATAATGCACAATACGATGTAGGTTGGTTAAAAATTAATGGGTTTGAAATTAAAGGACCCATTATTGATACTATGATTGCAGCTGCAGTGGTTAATGAAAATAGATATTCATATTCATTAAATGCGTTGTCCTTTGATTTGTTAGGAGAAATTAAATCAGAAAACTTTTTAAATGAAAAAGCAAAAGAATGGGGTCTAGATCCTAAACAAGATATGTGGAGACTTCCAGCGGGTTATGTAGGTCATTATGCAGAGCAAGATGCAGCATTAACTTATAAACTTTGGCAACATTTAAAACCCATTATTATAAAAGAAAATTTACAAGACGTGTGGGAAATGGAGATGGAACTATTACCTATTCTTATTGAAATGAGAATGACAGGATTGAGAGTAGACTTAGATAAAATTAAAATATTAAAAAAAGAATTTATTACAGATGAAAATAAAATACTAAGAGAGATCCATGATCTTACCGGTATGAGAGTAGATATATGGGCTAATCGATCGGTAGCAAAGCTATTTGATCACTTAGGGTTAGATTATCCTAAAACAGAAAAAACAAAAGAACCTAGTTTTACTTCTAATTGGTTAGAGAATTGTGAGCATAAAATTGCAAAATTAATTAGAGATGCAAGAGAAGTAAATAAATTTCATTCTACTTTTTTAGATGCCATTGATAGATATTCTTTCAAAGGGAGAATTCATTCCGAGATACATCAATTAAGATCTGATGGCGGAGGAACCGTTTCAGGACGGTTAAGTTATTCCAATATGAACTTACAACAAATTCCTGCACGTAATAAAGAATACGGAAATAAAATTAGAAGTTTATTTTTGCCAGAAGAAGGAAGACAGTGGGGGTCTTTTGATTACAGTCAACAAGAACCACGGCTCGTGGCTCACTATGCAGCTTCTATTGAGCAAGGCTTTACCGGTGCAGATGAATTTATTCAAGCTTATAAAAATGAAGAAGCAGACTTCCATCAACTTGTTGCAGATATGGCAGGTATACCTAGATCAGCGGCTAAGACAATTAACCTGGGTATCTTTTATGGAATGGGTAAAAATAAATTGTCTAGAGAACTTGGGATATCGAAAGAAGATGCAGAGCAACTACTACAACGATACGATGCAAGGGTTCCCTTTGTTAAGAAATTAGCTAATGAAGTTATGTCTTCTGCAAGTAAATTTGGATTTATAAGAACTATTAAAGGACGTAAATGTAGGTTTGATATGTGGGAGCCAACTACTTTTGGTATGTATCAATCTATGAAATACGAAGAAGCTAAGGCACATTATGGTAACAATATTAAACGAGCAGGAACATACAAAGCATTAAATAGATTAATTCAAGGATCAGCGGCAGATCAATCTAAACAAGCTATGATTGATTGTTATAAAGCAGGGCATAGACCTTTGTTACAGATACATGATGAATTATGTTTTTCTATTAATGAAGAAAAAGATATAGAAGTAATTAAAGAAAAAATGACAACGTGCATTGATAATCTAAAAGTACCTTTTACTGTAGATGTGGCTTTGGGGAGATCTTGGGGTGAAGCAAAAGAGTAAATATCAAAAGTTTATTTTATGGATGACCAAAAATGCAAAAACAATACAAAGACACTACAGAGAAAATGTGTTGTTCAAAATGCAACAGAAGAGAGATGGCTGTGAAACTAAAAAAATACATAAAGAAAAAAAATAAATTCTCTAAGTTTACTATGGAAGATGTAAAGTTAGTTCATTCCATGAAACCGTATTTACCAATCGAACGATTTATAAAACTATACGGATACTTTAATTATAAAATATCTAAAGGCAAAAACGTAAAATATTTTTACCACTTAATGGAAATGGCAGTAGAGAGTAAATTTGCAGTGACAGGTATCCCTTGCCCAACTTGTCAAACTTGGGGTGTTCCCAAAAACAAACAAAATTAATTAGCTAAGAAGCGTAACTAAAATCTGTAGGATTTGGTGATTGCGATTCTACTCTAGCAATGTCTAGGTCAAGGTTAACTAATAATTTTCTACATTTTCGAATTTCTTCCTGAATGTAGTTCATATCAGTTGTAACTTTACCGTTCTCTAAATAAAGTTGGTTCCACTTGGATTCCAAGCTTATTTTCTTTGCTAGTATTAACTGAGATTGTAGCATCCCTGTTAACCTCCTCGTAAGTTAGGAACAGTCTATTTTCTAAATAGTTACTGTTCGGTTTAGCAGTAATTTCTCCGCTCTTAACTTTTTCAGAGTAGATCAACCCTGCTTCATGAAAGTTGTTTCCTAGGACTATCCCATCGGTATAGTAACCTTTGTATCTAACTTGGATACGAAAAGCTTTCATAAGATTATCTTAACACTTTTTTTAATAAAATCAATCACTTTTAAAAAATAATAGCCCCTAGAATAAAGGATACAATTAATGATATAATTATGACTTTATTTTGGATAATTTTATCTTTAATATCTTTAGGCGTGTTTCCGTAAATTAGCATTTTTTTCCCTCCAAAATTTTTTCTTCCATAATATAAAACTTTCTTTACCGTCCCAATAAAAACCTTCAAATTCGTATCCTCTACGTTTTTTAAAGTCTTTATTAGTATTAGTTGCTTTAACTATCATGGCCGTTTTTTAATGTTTTTACTTCTTCTAATAATTGTTCCATCATTTTAGAAGAACTAACATTATTCTTTTTAGCTACTTTACTTACTTCTTGATCTACTAATTTAGCAATCATGGCTCCAGGTTTTCTATAACCATGTTTACATAATGCCTGTAGGAGTAAATAACTTTTCACATCTACTGCCACAGATTTCCATTTTGATATGTCCATATTTATACCTTTTTGATTGTTTGGAATCATAAGCTTATAATATTGATAAATAATATGTCAACCCATGAAATTACATAAATTATAAGATATACACAATTTGACTTTTTTCAAAAACTTTCCTATAACAATAGGGCATAAGCCTTCCTATGGGTTTATAATTTTTAGTGAATGTAAAGAGCAGGTAATTTTTGGCTCTTCTTGGATTACCTGCTTTTATTCTGTATAATCATTCTCATGGCAGCTCCAATATTAGGAATACCCGCATTATATGAATTACTTGTAGGAACAGGACTACTTGCCGGAGGTGCTATAACTGCACAACAAATGCAAAAACAAGTAGAATCTAATCCAGAGTTAGTGCAAGAAGCATTGAAAAGAGTATTTACAGGACCTGCAACTAATTTAGTAAATCCCGATGTGTTAAAGTCCGTATCCCAAACTCCATCTGGTAGCGTATTTGGTCCACAACAAAAAGACATTGATAAGATTCAAAAAGAAATTAAAGAATTAAGTAAGTTACCTGGCTACAGTACGATTGACGAATTAATGTCCAATGTAGAAACATTAAATCCTCCAGAGCAAGAAACAAAACAATTAACCACTCCTATACCAGGAAGTGATATTATAGAAATCAATAAAGAAAGTTTTCCTCCCGCTCCTAAGATAGATACTTCTATTCTTACTATGAAGGATCCAAAAGAATTTTTAGCAAAAGATAAAAACACAAAACAATATATTGAAGCTACCAACCCAACTAAAATTTTTGGAGAAACTAATTTACAAGATGTGGATTACAAAGCTAAAGAAGCAATTCCAATTGAATATCGATTTGACCCTAAAACTTATAATGCAGTCTACGAACAATCCATTGCAGAATTAAACGATAAAACAAATGTAGATATTCCAAAAATTGCAAAAAAATTTAACTTAACAATGCCAGATATTAATTTAGTAAATAGTTCTTTAGAAGCTGCAGCCGATCCTGATAAACGTTATTGGTATCAACGTTCAGGAAACTATTTAAAAAATTTAGTAACTACGATAGATCCTAATGCAACCGATAAGGACGTAGCAACTTTTATTGATATTGTTTCTGTAACTTCTGGGGGAGTAGCACCGAAACAAAATTTAAAATTAGCACTTGGTGTATACTCTGATTTAAAACAAAACCAACCGTCCATGACAGGATTTAAAACTCAACAAAGTTTAGATAAATATTTATCCAATAAAGACGAAGTTATTAATACACCTAAGTTTGGTAACTTTACTGATACCATGAAATATTTTGCAAAAGTAGGAGAAAGACAACCTAATGTCGTAAATGATTTACAAATGGCTAAGTTGTTTGGTGTAAAACCAGATCAATTAGCATCGAACCCTGAACTCTATAATGCTATGACAGGGATCATGAATAATTTAACAGCAGAAGTAAATAAACAATTACCTAAAGGACAAGAGTTACAACCATTTGAATTACAATCTTTGATGTGGTCTCAAGCTAGAGGAGTAGCATCTAATTACGAACAAGTAGGACAAGAGTTAATAAAAGAATTATATGATCAAGGAATCAATATTGAAACAGATGTAATGAAACCAGATTTTGCTGCACGACTGCAAAAAACAATTACTCCGTACAAAGAAGCTATGAAAGGCACTATTGAAATTGGATCGTTCTTAACTCCACAAGGTAAAGAAATAGAAAAAATTATTAATCAATTTGGAACAGATCCGAAAGTAATGGACGGTATCAACTCGATCCACGTATCAGGATTAAAGAAACTAATTACTAAACAAGCAAAACAACCATCGGTCATAGAAGATGTCGTATCTAATGTAATTGGCCAAAAAGCAGAAATATCAAGAATGCAAGTTGGTTTAGGTACTTATGAGGGTAAAGCAAATTACAATGTCGTTATTCCTTTAACAGTAAACACGGCTCAGGGACCACGGCCATTAACAGATGAAGAACGATTACAGACTTTAGCTGTGTTAGGTACAGAATTAAATCAAGCGGCTATGGCAGCATCCAATTTTAGAACCCTGCAAGACATAAATCTAAAAGAGGGAGAACAAGCAACAGGTCAAATTTACGCTAAGTTTCCTGTAGATCAGTCTAAAATACAACAATTACATGCTGAAACAGGCTTAGATTTTAATGTTAGTCCTGTTCCAGGTGGATTTATTGGCTCTATTATTTCATTTAAAGGGGAACCTGATAAAGCAAAATTAGATCAAGCGTTTGAAAAAGTATTTGGAAAAAATGCTGAAATGGTATATACTAAATCTGCTTGGAAAGGCGATTATATAGAATCAAAAGACTATAAAGGATATTACGATGGCGTTAAAAGAAGTATCAGCACAAGAGTGGGAAGCGATGGGGCTACCAAGTTCGATCTCAATAGTTTCGACAGTGCCACAGAAAAAGCAAGAAACATCTCCAAAGAAAGAGACGCAGCCTATCAAGAATTCATCAACTCTCCCTACATCACAAAACTCAGACAAGTAAAATCTAATAATTAATCTAGAAACACTGGACAAATTCATATAATTAGGTAGATACGCTAGTATGAAGATACTAGATTTGTTTTCTGGAATTGGTGGTTTCTCTTTAGGCATGGAAAGTACAGGCCATTTTGAAACTGTTAAATTTGTAGAAATGGATAAGTATTGCCAAAAAGTTTTACGTAAACATTGGCCTAATGTACCAATTGAGGAGGATATAAAAAATGTCAAAGGAAAAGAATTCGAAGCAGATGTTATTGTGGGAGGCTTCCCGTGCCAGCCAATGTCCGTTGCCGGTAGACAAAAAGGAACTAGTGACAGTCGATATCTCTGGCCAGAAATGTTTAGACTCATTAGGGAAGTCAAACCCGAATTCGTTATTGGCGAGAATGTGCAAGGAATTATTAACATCCAAGACGGCATGGTGCTCCGACAGGTGCAAGATGACTTGGAAAGTGAAGGTTTCGAAGTCCAATGTTTCCTTATTCCAGCTTCAGGCATCGGTGCTTGGCACCAAAGAAACAGAGTTTGGATTGTGGGCCACTCCGAATACAATGGATCACTTGCCACCAAGAAGTCCAGAGGGAACACTGAAACTACAACAGGGACATCGCAAGGGAAGAAAGAAACCATCGAACTTGAGAGAACAAGTGGATCCAGAAACAATGAGAATGTACCCAACACCGAAAGCATCCGGTCAAGAGAATGCGGACACACTGATCAAGAGAAAGGGATGGGTGAAAGCAGCTTCGCACAATCTAACTGCACATGTACAAATGTTCCCAACTCCAACTGTAGGATGTGTGGAGGGAGGAGAGCAATCGGACCGAGTAGAACAAACCAAGTCTGGGGGTTTTATCCTGAGAAAGAAAAACAAACCGAACATGACGTACGGAGCGAAACTATCGGACGCAATGTTGTACCTGGAGAAGAAGAAATTAATCAGCACACCAACAACCAACGACAGCAAGAACCTAACCTTTTGCGAGAGCCAGAAGAACCGATCCTCGATCATCGGAGACATGATGAGGGAGGGGGAAGTGAAAGTTGGTGGACGACTCAATCCAGAATTTGTGGAATTCCTGATGGGATTTCCTATGAACTACACAAAGATCGAGTCAACCGAGTAAAAGCTTTAGGCAATGCAATCGTACCACAGATTGCAAGACAACTTGCTTTAGCAATGTTAGCAGCCAAGGGAAAAATTTGAAAAACTTTCCTATAACAATAGGCAAAACGACTTTGTCTAAAATAAAAATTTGGACTTTCAAAAAATTTGAAAAACTTTCCTATAACAATAGGCAAAACGACTTGTGAAAAACGTGAATTGTGGCAAAAAACAGGTTAAAAAAACCGCTAAAAATAAGGATAATTTAAGAAAGTGGGATCTACTAGGTATTGAGTATGGACTTGCACCTGACCCACAAAATCCTGGGCAATGTATTTTTAAAAGAATTGACAATTTCAGTGGTTGCCCTAAGAAGAAATAGTATTCCTATTTAAGACCTTAATGAAAAGTAGAGGTTACAACTACTTATCAATCACTAACCACTGACCATGAACCGCGAATCAAATTTATAAACTTAAATTTTGATTTATGGCAAAAATGAAATTAACAGAACCTGTTAATTTGCTAGAGCAGTCACTCAAGTCTTTAGCAAATTTAACCAACGATAAACGATTGTATGATCGTTGTAGTGATTTGTTGTTTCAATTATGGAATGGTGAAAAATTTGGTATTAAAAAGGAATTAGATTTTTTAGATCTTGTGGAATTTAATTGGTTGAAACACCGAAAAAGAATTGCACAACAAAAAGGTTTAAAAATAATAAAGTAATATGCCTGTGATTTTTCCCCTTTCGATAATCCATGTATTAAATCATAGGCATAGTACTTATGGACTTCGATGATCTCATTAAAGAAAATGGTTTTGATCCCAATCAAATTAAAAATTTATCAGGAATCGAAAAAATGCAATTCATAGAGTACGTGCTTGATGATTTAGATTACGTGATTAATCATAAATCTCATCCTAAATTAATTAAATATTATAAAAATGTACTCTCAGAACTTATTAAAACTTATGGGCATTAGGTTAGCCACCGAATTTACCAAGGCAGCTCATGGTAGAGGTGATGAACGATTATGGAAAGCAGTGGTCGCAACTGCTTTTGAAGATTGTTTAAATTTATCGGGAACCAAAATTGAAAGTTACCGAAAAGAAGATGCACATAAATGGTTTATGTCTAAGTCAGAAGATTTTCATAATGTTTGTTACATGGCATCGTTAGAACCTTTGTTGGTGTATAACCGATATCTGTATTTATTAAAAAATAAAAAAGTAAAATTTACTGAGGTACAAAATTATTGGATCAAGTATCGTAATGCATACAAAGTGTATCGCGAAACTCGGCTCAAGGAACAGCGAAAAATTATTCGCAGTCATATCGAAAAGATTAAATGTAAAATTTTAAAATTTAAACCGAAGAAAAAATAGTGAGTATTGAACTATTCAGATTTTGACCTTACAATATTGATACCATCCTTTGTTTGATTGTTATCAACACTTAAAGGGCTAAGATCTACCTTAGCCCTTTTTTCTTTTAAGTATCGAATGAATTGAATTTTAATAATTCCATTAGAACTTAAACAATTAGCAAAAGTTATGGCTTTCAGTCTTTTAATTTCCTCTGAAATACCCTTTTTTTTTGCGATTTGAGACATTAGTGGATAGTAACACCCTCTATTTTTTGGCCTGTAGTTTGCATATATTCTAATGCCATATCTCTTTTAAAATCATCCTCTAAAAATTTTGGAATTCTTATTGCATGATGTAAAGATTTGGCTAATCGAAAACCATTTTTCCAATCAGACCAATTACCATCAGAAGATATTTTTAAGGCATCAGGTGCAAGATGATTTGCAAACACTAACATAGCAACCACATATAAGTCATATGGTTTTTCTGCGGTTTTACAAAAATTAAAATAACCATCTTCATCTTTAACCTGATACTTGTCATCGGTAGGCACATAACGTTCCAATGCAAATGTTTCGTGTGCTAATTCTTTTTTACCATTAAACACGACACAGTGATCATTAATTCTTAAATAATCACAATCTTTTTTATCAGAGGTAAGTATTTTTTTTGCGTCTTTAGATTTTAATAATTTTTTAGAAAAATCCTGGATCTGTTTCCATTCTTCTTTAGTAAGATCCCTAGACTGTCTCCAATAGTGTGTGTATCCCATATTATTTTCCTCCTTGTATGATTGTTAGATTTGATTTTTTACTTTCAAAATATTCGTATTCAGAAAAATCACTAATCAATGTTTTTGCATAATTGTGATCTACTAAATAAGAATTCTCAACTTGCTTAACCTCAGGATCAATTGTTTTTTGAATCCATGAGGATGCAAGACTTGATAATGGTTTCATTTTTATCAAACCATTATCGTCATCACCTCTAATTTGGAAATGATCAATTAACATAGTTTCCTCCATACCTTTTGTTGATTTGATGTCTAACATACAAAGCCATATTACCATTAAACATGGTGTAGTCATCTAAATTATTTTGAACTACTAACACTCCATCTGTTTCATTGGTAATAGTGATTAGATCGTTCAGAAAATCTGCTTTTGCTGAATACAACTTATCTTTGATAAGGTATTCCTCACTTTTTGTCATAAGATTTTCAAATTGTTTTCTCATACTGTCGGGCATTGCCTTAACAATTGTTTTTGTTTTATCGTCCATTAGTTACCCTCCTTTAGTTCAGTTTTAAAATCTTTAAGTTGTTTAATAGTCATACTATTTAACTTAAATGCTTTTTCTATAAGATAGTGCCAATCCTCTTGATCCCAATCTTTTTCTTTTATGTTTGTAATGTAATCATCACAAATCCAATTAATTAGTTTTTCTTTTTTCATTATGCTCTCCTTTGTTTGTGGTTAGTGCATCACTCTCAACATGAGAGCAATGATTAAAACGATGATGTAAATAACTAATAAAGAAAAATTAAATATCATCGTTCCTCCTAATTAATTTTACCTCGACAGATCCATAAGCATCCTCGTCATCAGGAAAATTAAATATTAATGAGTTATCCCAATCGTTTAATTGATCAAAATGAGAATCCATTTTTACAAAAATTTCTTCGTGATCCTCGTCATACTTTACTCTTTTGATCTTACCTTTTTTGTGAGACACATTAATATCGTCATTTAAGATAGTGTGATAATGATTCAAAAACCTAACCTCATCACCATCTTTAACATTTTTAATGCTTATCACTTTGTTATCATGAACAAATTGATTGCAACATTTAATTGCAGGTAAGTACAAGTCATTAAAAATATCTTTTGGATCTTGTCCATTCGATTTATATTTTTTTTCTGAATTAGCTAAATCTGAAATTGATTTTACTAATTTTTGTAATGAGTAAGTCATTATTGTATCTCCTCCCATTCTAATTGATCTTGAGTTTTTTCTCTTTTTAATATTTGTGACCATACTTTTTTATCAAAATCATCCATCCCATGAAAAGTCATATCTCCATTTTTATAATGGATCGATACGAAATCTAAAGGTCGATCAATCATGACATAATCAACATCTTGGATATTAATATTATTTGTTTTCATTTTTTGCTCCTCTCTTTTTTTGTAAAAACTCTTTTAAAGATAAAACCGAAATAAACTCACGTGCAAATCGATCTCTCCTCCATTGATAATAAGTGGGTAAACTAAAAAAATGATCTTTAGCTTTTTTTTCATCTGAAAAATAACCATAAAATTTTATTTTTTTAATTCTGTTCTTAGGATCCTCAGTCATAAGAGTTTCCCGATATTTCACCACATACTTAGGTGAACGATCAAAAGTCTCATAGTCTTTTAGATCTGTAATAGTTGGCTCAGGTAATTTAGTCATTTTTTCCTCCATCGTTTTAATTGTTTCACTGATTTTTTGTAAACCTCGTTTGGTTTATCAATAGCAAACAAATTAGATAATTCTTGAATTACCTTTGGATCATCTAATTTTTTAAAGTTGATCGCTTTGGTAAAACCAAAAGGATCTTTGATTGTTACTTTCATTATTTATCCTCCTCATTCATTTTAATTCTCTCATCGTAATGTTTCCAATATTCTAAATTGTCTTCCACCTCCTTTTCAAAAGTTTTTACTATTTTTAACATGGAATCAAAATCGTTCGTGGTTGCAATCGATTTTTCATACTCACCATGCTCATCAAGTGCCATGATGGAAAATTTATAATTTAAACTTTCAGCTTTCATTTCGTCACTTTCAACATCAATAAAAAAGACTTGGATGTTTTTCTTTTTATTCATGTAAGATGGTGCAAGGTCATTATGATAAGAAGAATTAACAAAACCATTTTCTTCAAGATCTTTAAACGTACAATTTAAATTGTAATTGTCGTAACCATGCCATTTGATTTTATCTGTTTGCATTATTTATCCTCCTTTATGTTTAATTGTTGTTGTTTCACAGATTCTTTAAATTGATTGATGAGATCGGAAAAAATAGAAGATCGCTCAAGTACTTTTTCATCTTTCCACCAACCCTCTCTTTTCATGATGTCTCGTTGTTGATCAACCATGTGCAAGATGGCAGTGTTCAGATCTTTTAAAGGCATCTCAATATTTACAAATATTTTTTTGTCCATGTTTTCCTCCTATACAATTCTTGTGATCATCATGTTATCGCAATAAAATTTTATTCCGATAAATGATTCATTGGTTAATGATTTACGTAAATATTTTTTAAATGGTAATGGCTCATAAGCCATAAAAAAACATTGAAAAATATTTTCTTCATTATCATCGTACAAATTCGTATCAATGTAATCATTTTTTAATGTACCTTGAGTATGAACTTGAACAATTTCTCCATTGTTCCAACTACATAAATATTTTGGTGTATCGTCTGTAGTTAGTGTTATCGATTGTTTCATATTACTCTCCTTGTTGTTGTTGGTTAAAACCATCTCTAATATCAGGGAAATATCTGCATTCAACGCAATACCAATATCCCATCCTTGCACAATTTGAATCTACATTTTCTCTCCACCATTCTTTTGCAAAGTCAGTGTTTGGTTGAACCAAAACAATCGTTCCACTTGGAACGATATCAAAGTGATCCATGAATAAATTTTCCATTATTTATTTTCCTCCTTTATTTTTGTAACTATAAATTTATTACAAGTTGTGAAAACTTCTTTAGCTTTTTTGATTACCTCTGATTTGTTTTTACCCTCAAAGACATCATCATAATTCACAGCCAAGTAACCATACGTTGGACTAAATTTATAACCTTGCACTTTGTATTTCATTATTTGCCCTCCCAATCATAAAATTCAGGAAAATCTTTTTTGAATTTTTCCTGAACTGCTAGTTGAACTTGTTTACTTGGTTTTCTCTCGAACACATTTTCTTCTAAGTCTTTTGCATCAAGATTAGTACCCTCGAAAATTTCTTCGTAGATACCATCATGGCCATGAAATGATTCAGAGTGAGCATTAAACTTAGCAAGTTGTTGTTGAATGTAACTCCACGCAATTTGCATATCGTAAGAGTAATCTTGCTCACCAAAAAAATGACCACCATGCATACCATCGACATCATAAAATAAATTGCCATCATCGTTTTTACCAAAAACAACCCAAGCAACATTTTTTAAATTTGTCTGAGGAAAATTTTCATCGATGTAATCTACTTTGATCACATTGCGATTATTAGGTCTTTGCTCCACTACGATGTTACTCGCTAAGGAATCAATTTTTTGAATTAAAGAAATTAAAATTTTCTCTAATTGTTTTTTAGTTATTTGTGTTTTCATTTTTTGCTCCTCTCTTTTTGTTTTTTAAATAATCTTGTTTCCACTCCTTTAAAACTTTCATAGGAACGTGATTAAGGGCTGAAATTAATAAACCATCTATTGCTTGTTGATAGTCATCAGATTCATAAGCAAGTCCTAATAACTCTTCAGACAATTTGGCTTTTAAAAGTATTTGTTCGTCAGTTTTAGATTTCATTTTTTATTCTCCTAAACCTTGGACAATAATATTGATCCAAGAAATTGGTTTTTTGTTTTTTGAAATCCATGTACCCATTTCAATCTCATTTTTATATTTGATATCGTAGGACATAGATCGTTTACCAATTTTGTGATTGGATACATCAATTTCAAAATTAGCATCATCAGGTAGATCTTTGATTAATTTTTTTAGATCACCAACTTTTATTCTTTTCATTTTTTATTCTCCTCTCGCAATTATGATTTCACCAATTCCATCACACTCTTCACAGGAATCTTCATTGTTCAAATTTTCTCCTGTGCCATGACAATCTAAACATGGAACTGATAGATACCCAAAAAGATCTTGAGTAATTGTTGTGTCTACGTCTGTATTTGTTTTCATTTTGCTCTCCTTTTTTATTTTTAACATTATGGGATACTCCCACAAACAAATGCTTTTTTAAAGAAAATAATGATGTAAAAAAATAAGTAATTGAAAATTAACAAATTTTTTTAAATTAAAAAAAACCGATTTTAAGACACGTAGAGCATCGAAGAATTGTCTTTAGGTACTTGGGTATATCCCATGAAATTATTGTTAAAATAAAGACGAATTTGCCCAGGTTTATTATAAGTTATTGAATTTATTTACTTTTTCAGCAGTGCCTGGATATTTTTTCATGATGCATGGAACATGGAGCATTTTGCATGGATCAGGGAACATGGATCGCGGATCAGGGAACACCTGAATTCCTACTATATAAATTCTACACGAATCAGAGACATGATGAAAAATATTTTTCAAATGGTGTACCTCTGTACCTCTGAGACTATTATTCAATAATACCAATGTAAGTAGATCAATTTTGTAGTGTACCTCTAGTGTACCTCTAGTGTACCTCGTGTACCTCTAAATACATTTTCTTGGTGATCCGATTTTACACTGACTTACATGGTTTTGTAATTTTCTGTATAATCTTATTAGTAGAAATTAATCTTGAGGATGCGATGGGTGCAAAACCAAAACATGAATTAACTATTGATGACTTAACTCCCAAACAAATTTTGTTTGTAGATAAATTGATTGAGGGTTGGGGCAAAAGAAATAAAACTGAAATTGTAAAAGAAGTTTATGGTGAAGAGGGAAAAACCATGACTGATAAATCTGCAAGTGCAATTGGATCAAGATTAACAAATAGAAAAATTTCTCCACACGTTTGTATGTACTTAGATAAACGTAAGGCCGAGGAAGCTGCAATGTATGAAAAAGATAAATTGCGAAGATATAAAAGATTAGAGTACTATGCCAACAGTGCAGCCGAAGATAAACAGTGGGCAAGTGCAATTAATGCTGAGTACAGATCAGGACAACTTGCAGGACTTTACGTTGATAAAAAAGAAGTCCGCGTTTCAGGTTTGGAGGGAATGAGTAGAGATGAACTTGAGAAAAAACTTGAGGAACTTTCGAAAAAAATCGATCACGAAAATGCAAAAATCATCGAGATCGATCCAATCGAAGAAAATTAGCGAAGAAGAATTTTGGAAATTGTTAACTAGTGGGAAGATAGGAACAAATGTCGGAACTGTTAAAATTATTACCGAAGAAGATAAAAATTAGTTACGCAGATGTTTCACTTGAAACAGAATCTAATCCAACTTTTTTGGAAGAATGTTATGGTGAATACTCAAGTCAAGAAAATAAAATTACAATTGCAAGTACGATCTCTGATGCAGACATTGCGAACACATTAATTCATGAAATTATTCATGCATGTGTTTGGTATGGAGGACTAAAAGATGATGGAGCAGAACTTGAAGAAGATAAAAAAGAGGAAAGAGTTGTAAATGTAATTTCAAATCAACTCAGTCAAATATTACGAGACAATCCCAAAATACTGACTGTCATCAAAAAGGGTTTATCAAAAAAATATGTCGGATCAAAAAAGAGAAACGAAACTGTGGCACTCTCTCAAAAAATACTTGAGAAATATACATTTCACAAGAATCGAAAGTAGGACTGTCAATGGCATTCCTGATCTATTTGGTTGTCATAATGGTGTAAGTTTTTGGTTAGAATTAAAATCTGATTACGTCAGTTATCCTAAACTTTCTAAATGGCAGATTGCATGGATCAATGGATATGTTCGACATGGTGGTGTGATGTTGATCTGCAATAATGCCCTCTCGGAGAGCAAGTTGAAACTTTATAGAATTCGCGCCATGGTTGTGGAGCCAAGGGAATTGATCCCTGATGCAACCCACGCGAACCGAGGAGCATGGCACGAGGTTGAGCAATCTATGTTGCAACTGCTCAATAACGATAATTAATTACTATCAATAGTCTTTCCGATAATTGAATAGTTATCAGTCATGTTCGTGATTCGTTCTTATTTGTTCGTGTGCACTGCACCATGGATCATGTTGCATGTGCGTAGGGGTCCAATAGGAATTACAAAAATGATTTTTGTTAGATTCAACTTACGCGGGAATTTTTAAAATATGGTACCACCGGTCGGGGCTAGGGTGTAAGTTTGATACACGCAGTGATATTGTAAACGATATGGGAAAATTAACACATTTAACTGATGAAGAATTACGCGATCTAGTTTTCAAAAAACAACTAGAGTATGTGAAGTTATGCCAAGATGATTTCTTAATGTTTGTTAAGGAGATGTGGCTAGATTTTATTTATCGTCAGACTGATGACCCTGACAACTATGGTCACCATCAAATTATAGCAAAAGAGTTTACAAAAATAGCTGATAAAAAATTACGAAGGCTCATTGTGAATATGCCTCCTAGGCATACTAAATCTGAATTTGCATCTTATTTGTTTCCTGCGTGGATGATAGGCAGGAACCCAAAAATGAAAATAATGCAGGTTTCGCATAACGCAGAACTTGCAAGTAGGTTCGGAAGTAAGGTTCGTAATTTAATGGAAACCTCAGAGTATAAACAAATTTTTGGAGATGTTCGTTTGCGTGAGGACTCCAAAGCAAAGGGACGTTGGGAAACAAATCATGGTGGAGAATATTTTGCAGCTGGTGTTGGAGGTTCCATCACGGGTCGTGGTGCGGATTTATTGATTATTGATGATCCTCACACCGAACAAGATTCCTATTCGGACACCGCAATGGAACGAACGTACGAATGGTATTCTTCAGGTCCACGTCAACGTCTTCAACCAGGAGGAACTATTTGCGTGGTAATGACTAGATGGGCAGAAGATGATTTAACAGGAAGGCTCATCAAGGCTCAAAAAGAACCGAAAGCCGATAAGTGGAAAGTAATAGAATTTCCTGCCATCTTAGAAACAGGTACTCCGGTATGGCCTGAATATTGGAACCTAGAAGAATTAGAAAAAGTCAAAGCTTCTATTTCTCCTCACAATTGGAATGCTCAGTATATGCAGAACCCTGTAGCGGAAGAAGGGGCTATACTAAAACGTGAGTGGTGGAGGATGTGGGAGAAAGATTTTATCCCGCAATTACAACATGTGATTATGAGTATGGATACAGCGTATTCTAAAAAAGAAACAGCCGACTATTCTGCGATTACTGTATGGGGAGTATTTCAACCACAAGAGGGTTATGATAATAATTTAATATTACTAGATGCTCAAAAAGGCAGATGGGACTTTCCTGATTTGAAGAATGTAGCATACGACTTATATCGTTATTGGGAGCCTGAAAGTATTATTATTGAAGCTAAGGCCACAGGACAACCACTCATTCAAGAGATGAGAAAAATGGGTATACCGGTGATTGATTATGTTCCAGCTAAGGGACGAGATAAATTTACTAGGGCTAACTCGGTTGCCCCTATTTTTGAAAGTGGAATGGTATGGTATCCAGACGAGCATTGGGCAAAAGAAGTTATCGAAGAATGCGCTGCATTTCCTCATGGTCAGCATGACGACTATGTAGACAGCACCACACAAGCAATGTTAAGATACCGACAAGGTGGTCTGGTATCAACATACCAGGACGAAGAGGAATCGCCACGTATAGAACGGGAATATAGATACTATGCCTAAGACAAAAAAAGATATAGACGCTGAAGTTGAGATAGAATTAAAAAAGGAAACTCCTAATGCATATCCTATTATGAAAGGAGCGAGTCCTATTACTCATCTAAGAAAATTTTTAATGAAGAGAAAACTAGAAAGACAAAATGAGCTTTTAAAAGAAATCAACGAGTCTGATAAGGATAAAGGTATTGGTTTGTATATGGAACCTAAACCTAAAAAAGTTTCTAAGAAATCTGGCGGAATGATCAAAGCCAGAGGAAATAAATTAGCAAGATCTAAACCAACCAAAATCTGTTAAGGAGAAAATTATGGATCCATTATTAAAATTAAAAGAACCTAGATTAAAATTTAAAAAAAGAAAAGATTTAAATAAAAACGAAATTATGGGCATGGGAACCGCATTAGGTTTAACCTCAGGAATGGCAACTTATTTAAAACTAAAAGAAAACGAAAAAGGTTTAGATAAATATTCAAAAGCAAAAATGGAGTCTGCATCAATGAAAAAAGTAATGCCAAAAGAAAAACCAAAAGATTTTTATGAAGGAGAAGGATACAAAGGCTCTCCTGATATGTACCCTGATTACGAAGAAGATAAAAAGGATATGAAAGAAGGACGTAAGGTTAAACACATGGGCTCCAAGTATGGTGGTTCTATTAAAAAATTAAAATTAGGCGGCTTCTCAAGAAACAATTATAAACGTACCGGCAAACTGTAGGAGTTGCCATGGTTAAAGATAAAGCAAAAAAGGTTCTTAAAGAAGTAGAAAGCAAGTCTAACGAAGCTTCTGAAGAAAAAATAAAAAAAACGAACACTGATTCGATATCCATGATACCTGAAAACTTTTCCGAGTTTGGTAGTTCTGTAGACCCTACCGATAAGAAAGTATTTGTGTATGGTGCCAAAAAATTTGGTAAAGATACCTTAGGCCATGCAGCAGCAAAAGGTACTAAAGAATATAGAGCCTCTCTACGCAATAAAAATTTTGAATTAGAGTATGATCGAAAAGGAGATAACAAATCTATTGGATTTAAGTTTGTTAGAGAATTTTCTAAAGGAGATTTTGTAGTTGCTAAGAAAGATAAAAAATACTACAAGGATATTGTATAATGGGTCACGAAAATAATATTACTAAATCTTATAAAGTTAATGGTACAACTAAATACTATAATGTACCTGATCCTAAACATAAAACTCCAGATATGAGTCTTCCTAAAGAATACGGAAAACAATATGATGATTTAGAGAAAGCCGTAAAAGGGGCAAAAGATATTTCGAAAAAATTAGATAAGTATCCTCACAAACATAATCAAGGTGGCATGGTAATAGGCAAACAAAAAGATTACATAAAGGATTTATTATAATGGCTGTAGAAAAAAACGAACCACAAACAGAAGAAATTAAACTAGCGGAAAACCCTGAGATCGCTCCTGAAGAAGTAGTGATCATGGAGGAAGATGCAGAGACCACGGATCAGGGACCAGAAGAAGAATTTAATTTTGCAGAAAATATTGCAGAACGTTTAGACGATAGAGTACTAAAAAGATTAGCATCGGATTTAATTGCGGATGTAGAAAACGATAGAGAAAGCAGAGCAGGTTGGCAGGAAACTATCGACAAAGGTTTAGATTTATTAGGTGTTAAATACAACGTAATGAACCGACCTTTTAAAGGTGCGTCTGGTGTAACTCATCCAATGCTCTCTGAAGCGTGTACCCAGTTTCAGGCTCAAGCCTATAAAGAATTATTACCCCCTGATGGTCCTGTACGAACTCAGATTGTAGGTAACCCTACTCCTGAAAAAGAAGCTCAACAACAACGAGTAAAAGAATACATGAACTATCTTCTAATGGAGAAGATGGAAGAATACACAACCGATGTAGATCAAATGTTATTTTATTTACCTTTAACAGGATCTACGTTTAAAAAAGTATTCTATGATGAATTATTAGAAAGACCCGCATCTTTATTTATACCGGCAAGAGATTTAATTGTACCTTATTATGCGACCGATTTAAAAAGTTGTGAACGAATTACGCAAGTCATGAAAATGAGTGACAATGAAATTCGTAAAAAAATGGAAATCGGCATGTATATGCAAACGGAATTGTTAGATCCGCAACCAGAACAAACCGATACAGAAAAAAGATTAGACGATCTTCAAGGATTAAAACCAAATTACAAAGACTACATGTACAATGTATTAGAAATTCATGTGGATCTAGATATGGAAGAGTACACTTCGGATGTACCTAACAAAGAAAAAAATATTAAAGTTCCTTACATCGTAACTGTGATTGAAAACACAGGACAGATTTTATCTATTTATAGAAATTTTAGAGCAGATGATCCTAAATATAATCGTATTGAATACTTTGTTCATTATAAATTTTTACCAGGATTAGGATTTTATGGTTTTGGAATGCTCCACATGATTGGTGGATTGTCTCGAACTGCTACTGAAGCGTTAAGACAACTATTGGACGCTGGTACGTTATCCAATTTACCTGCTGGATTTAAGTCTAGAGGGATGCGAGTACGTGATGATGACCAACCTATTCAACCTGGAGAGTTTAGAGATGTCGATGCACCAGGTGGAAACATCAAAGATCAGTTTCAATTACTTCCTTTTAAAGAACCTTCAAGCGTTTTATATTCATTATTAGGTTTTGTAGTCCAAGCAGGACAAAGATTTGCTGCGATTGCAGACTTACAAGTAGGCGATGGCAACCAACAAGCAGCTGTTGGCACTACGATTGCGTTAATGGAACGTGGTTCGCGGGTCATGAGTGCTATTCATAAGCGTTGTTACTATGCAATGAAGCAAGAATTTAAAATTTTAGCAAGAATTTGTTCAGAATTTCTTCCACCAGAGTATCCTTATGATGTTTATGGCGGAGAAAGAACTATTAAAGCACTAGATTTTGATGATCGAGTAGATATTTTGCCAATGGCGGATCCAAATTTGTGGTCAATGGCTCAAAGAGTGACTTTAGCACAGACACAATTGCAAATTGCGCAGTCAAATCCGCAAATGCACAACATTTATGAAGCTTACAGAAGAGTGTATGAGAGTTTAGGAACAAAAAATATTGATTTATTGTTAAAAGCACCAGAAATGCCTGAACCAATGGATCCTGCAAAAGAAAATTCGCTATCTTTACAGATGCAATTGCTTAATGCGTTCCCTGATCAAGATCACGATGCTCATATTCAGGCTCATACGATATTTATGCAGACCAGAATGGTACAAATTAATCCGCAAGTGTATGCATTATTACAATCACACGTTTCAGATCACATAAGTATGAAAGCATCGTTAGAAGTACAAGCTGCAATTCAACAAAATGCACAATTACAACAAATGGCTCAAGTAGATCCGCAAGCTTTTCAAACTGTATTTAATTCTATGATTGCAAAAAAGACAGTTGAGATTACTGCACAGTTAGCACAGGCCGAAATGCAAGCAGGTCAAGCACAACAAGATCCTTTAGTTCGTTTAAAACAACAGGAAATAGATTTAAGAGCTCTCGATCTACAAAGAAAAACTCAAGAGGCTCAAATGAAGGAAGCGGGTCAATTCAATAGACAAGAAAATGATATTGCTTTCCAAATGGAGCGTTTGCAATCACAAGAAGAAGCTTCGGATAAACGTTTGCAAGTCGCAAAAGAAAAACTTAACTTAATGAGGGAAAAAAATGTACAAAAAAGCTAGAGGTAAAGGACTTCAAGATGAGAAAATGAAACCTGGTACAATCATGAAAGCTAAAAAAGGTAAAATGGCAATGCACAAAATGCCAAATGGTAAAATGATGAAAGGTGCAAAGCACAAAGGTAAAAAATAATGGCTCAAGGTTATCATAAAACAAAAAAAGGAACCATGGCTAAAAAAGGTCTTTGGTACAATATTCAACAAAAGAAAAAAAGAATCGCTGCAGGTTCAGGTGAGAAAATGAGAAAACCTGGAACTAAAGGTGCTCCAACCGCTAAAGCTATTAAAAAATCACAAGGAAAAAAATAATGCCACTTACAAAAAAAGGTGCCAAGATAATGAAAGCGATGAAAAAAGAATACGGTTCAAAAAAAGGTGAAACTGTATTTTATGCATCTAAAAATAAAGGAGTTATCAAAGGTGTCGACAAAAAAAGCAAAAAGAAAAAGAAATAATTTACCTGGTAAACGGTTTGGTCCTCCTCCTAAACGTGGACCTAATCCGCAAGGATTAAAAAACAAAAATCTATAAATGTCTTTATCTGAAAAGGAAAAACTTATTTTCTTAGCCGGAGTATTTGAAGGTGAGGGTACTATGGGTTATTGGAAAAATGGCGTAAGAAACGGCAAAATAAGAAAAAGAATTCAATGTAGTGTTAAGATGACTGATAAAGATATTATTTATCGATTTATGAATTATTTTAATTGTGGATATGTTTCAGAAATGAAACAAAGAGAAGATCACTATAAAATATGTTGGTCTTGGACAATAACTGGTTCTAAGGCTTTACAGGTTTTGGAGCAGATGTTACCCTATTTAGGATTAAGGAGATCAAAAAAATATCATGATATGGTTAAATCTTTTAGGGACAGCATTCAAAACGGGAGTCACGTTATACGAGAACAAACAAAAAGAGAAACAAGCAATCTCCCAAGCGAGACTAATGCATGCGGAGAAAATGGCTCGTGGTGAAATTGAATTAAGAAACGAAGTATTTCAAACACAAAAAAACGATTGGAAGGACGAATTTATACTCCTCGTTCTATCAAGTCCTCTATTTTTGTTGGCCTATTCCGTATTTGCGGAAGATGAAAAGATTGGTCAAAAATTAGATCTTTATTTCGAAAAATTACAAAACATGCCTTGGTGGGTGACTGGACTTTGGATTTCAGTCGTGGCTGCTGTGTATGGAATTAAAGCAACGGATATCATTAACACTAAAAAGGGCAAGTAGTATGACTAGTGAATGTGGAAAATGTCATGAAGAATTTGAAGTAAAAGACAACGAGTTTTTTTGCGATAAATGCAAGCCTATTAAAAAAGAAACATTAGAGGACTTAGATTTTAATAGCGATGAATGTTTATCTTGCCAATAAAGTATAAATTTGTTAAGCCATTATTAAATGATGGATATAGATACAATTAACCGTATTAGAAAAGAAATCTATAAATTAATAGATACCAAAAAAGATCATATCGTGCATGGTGTTGACAGCATAGAGAAGCTACAATACTCTAGAGGTCAACTCAGTTCTTTAGAAGAACTGCTTCAGGTGATTAAATACCTGCTGAAAAACGAGGATATAGAAGATGACTTTGGTAAGACCAGATGGGTCGAAAATTCTGACAACGGTAAAAAAACCTAAACCAGAAATACCTACCGACCCCAACTCAATAGATAAAATGTTAGACAAAATTCCAGAACCAACTGGATGGAGAATAGTAGTACGTCCATACATTCCGCCTGCAAAAACAAAAGGAGGAATTCACATATCAGATGAAGCTCAAGAACGAATTGCACTTGCAACAGTTTGTGCATTAGTTTTAAAAATGGGTCCATTATGCTATGAGGACAAAACTAAATTTCCCACTGGTCCGTGGTGCAAGGAAGGTCAATGGGTAATCTTTGGACGATATGCAGGTTCTAGATTTAAAACAGAACTTGGAGAAGTTCGTATTCTTAATGACGATGAAATTATCGGCACAGTAGAAGACCCTGAACATATAACACACAACTATTAGGAGAAAAAATGGTAGACGAAAATAAAAAGGATATCGAACTAGATACTGATGATGCTCAAGAAACAAATATTGTACTTGAAAATCAATCAGAGAAGGATACGGATCCTTCTCAATTAAAAAAAGAAGACGTTGATTTAGGTTACACTGATCTTGATGTTAGCAAAAAAGAAAAAGCTGAAATTAAAAAAGTAGAAGAACCTCAACCAGACGTTGAAGTAACTACAGAAACTAAAAAAGACGATAAAGAAAATTTATCTAAAGTTTCTGAGAATGCTCAAAAAAGAATTAAAGAGTTAACTTTTAAATACAGAGAAGCTGAGAGAAGAGAACAAGCAGCTCTTGAGTATGCTAAAGGATTGCAGAAAAAATATTCTGACGTTTCTAATAAGTATGAAGAATCAGATACTGAATATTTAAAACAATACGATGCAAGAATAGACGCTGAAAGAGATAAAGTTAAAAGACAACTTAAAGAAGCATTAGATTCTTCCGATACAGATAAAGTTATGGAAGCTAATGATGCTTTAACTAAGTTAGCTGTAGAAAAAGAAAAAGTTAGAATTTCTTTATCTGAAAAAGAAAAAGCAAAAAAAGAAAAAGAAACTAATCCAGAACCGGTAGAACAAACATCGCAAAATCAATACATTCCGCCAAAAATTAGCCCTAAAGCTAGAGATTGGGCATCTAGAAATGAATGGTTTGGAAATGATAAAATCATGACTTCTGCTGTCATGAACATGCATGATGAATTAATAATGCAAGGGTTTGACGCAGAGAGCGATGACTACTATAATGAAATTGATAAACAACTGAGAGATTATTTTCCTCAGAAGTTTAACAATGCCGAAGAAGCAAATATACCTAACAACAAGCCCGTCCAAAATGTTGCAGGTGTTTCTAGAAGGCAAGGAGGACGCAGGACTGTGACTCTCACCAAATCACAGGTAGCAATAGCTAAAAAACTTGGGGTGCCACTAGAGGAATACGCTAAATTCGTGAAGGAGGAAAGAAAATAATGAATAACACGATAGACAAGTCTTCACGCGAGTCCAATTCTAGAGATAAGACTACTAGAGTTAAAAGTTGGACTTTACCATCCAGTTTGGATGCGCCACTGCCACCGAAAGGTTTTGTTCATAGATGGATCAGAACTGAAGTTGCAGGTTTTGAAGATACAGGAAATGTATCTAAAAAACTTAGAGAAGGATACGAGTTCGTAAGAGCAGATGAATATAAAGATGCGATTAATGAATTTAATTATCCTGTCATTGCAAAAGGTAATTATCAGGGGTGTATTGGGATTGGAGGCCTTGTGTTGGCAAGGATACCAGAAGAGATATTGAAACAACGCAGTGAGTACTTTTCAAAAGTTACTCAAGATCAAATGCACGCTGTTGATAATGATCTCATGAAGGAACAACATCCAGGAATGCCTATCAATATTGATAGACAATCTAGGGTAACCTTTGGTGGTGGACGAAAGAGTTAGTTAACTTTTACTACCATTAAGAAGGCAAATTAAACTTAAAAAATAAATAGGAGAAAAACTATAATGGCAAACGTTGTGGAAAAGTTCGGTCTTAGACCGTACAGAAAACTAGACGGTACACCATTGGTTGGAGCTCAGAACAGATATACTATTGCAAGTAACTATGGAACTGCAATTTATCAAGGTGACTTGGTTGTACCTGTTACTGGGGGAAACATCGAAAGACATACAGCTGGAAACAGTACTGCTGTCGTTGGTGTTTTCAACGGAGTTTTTTACACAGATCCTACTACTCAAAAGCCGACTTGGAAAAACTATTATCCTGGTTCAGTTGTTGCGAGCGACATTACAGCGTTCGTAGTAGATGACCCAGATGCAGTTTTTTTAATGGACGCTGATGCGGCTTTCGCAAGAGCAGATCTGTTTCAAAACTATTCTGTAACCAATGCTAATGGAAATACAAAAACAGGAATTTCAGAAGTCCAATTGGACGTTTCTGAAAGCGGAACTAACGCATCATTTATTATACAGGCGATTGATATTTCTCAAGACCCTGATAACAGTGATACTGCGTCAGCTAACGCTAACGTTCTTGTTAGAATCAACAAACACTTCTACAGAAGTGGAACAGGCATATAATAGGAGAATAAAACATGGCTATATCACGATCACAACTAGTTAAAGAACTAGAGCCAGGTTTGAATGCACTATTCGGCCTGGAGTATTCTCGTTATGAAAACGAGCATACTGAAATCTTTACTCAAGAGTCTTCGGACAGAGCATTTGAGGAAGAAGTAATGCTATCTGGTTTCGCATCAGCACCCGTTAAACAAGAAGGTGCTGGAGTGGTATTCGATCAGGCGAACGAAACGTTCACTGCAAGATACACTCACGATACCATCGCATTAGCTTTCGCAATTACTGAAGAAGCTATTGAGGATAACCTGTATGACAGACTTGCTGCGAGATACACAAAAGCTCTTGCAAGATCTATGTCAAACACAAAACAAGTCAAAGCGGCTTCTGTGCTAAATAACGCTCAGAAATCTTCTGGCTACAATGGTGGAGATGGAAAACCTTTAATTTCTAACGCTCACCCATTAGCAACTGGAGGAACTTTCTCGAACGTTCTTGCAACAGCTGCAGACTTGAACGAAACATCTCTAGAGCAATCTTTGATTGACATTGCTGGTTTTGTTGACGAAAGAGGATTAAAAATAGCTCTTTCTGGCGTTAAAATGATAATTCCAAAAGAATTACAATTTACTGCTGAAAGACTTATGAAAACTCCTTTAAGAGTTGGCACAGCTGATAACGATATCAATGCTATCGCTAATATGGGAATGCTTCCACAAGGATACAGAATTAATCACTTCTTAACAGATACTGATTCTTTCTTTATTTTGACGGATGTTCCTAATGGCTTAAAGCATTTCGTTAGAAGTCCAATTAAAACTGCTATGGAAGGTGACTTCGATACAGGTAACGTGAGATTTAAAGCTAGAGAAAGATACAGCTTCGGCTGGTCTGACCCTAGATGTATTTTTGGTAACGGAAACTTACCTACTAGCTAATAGTTAGTAATACAATCTTTACGGAAAGGGCGGTCTTCACGACCGCCCTTTTTTTATGTATAATATAAATACCTAGAATAACAATTTTGCAGACTGACTAGGCAGACGGTATAGAGACTGCAGAATTTAACCGCTATACAGGAG